CAGGTCAAACGTGAACTGTATCACATCGTTCTGGACGACAGGAATCCCGGTGAACGTACCGCGAATCAGCAGAATACCCACTGTGACTGTCTCAAACAGTCCTGCTTCCGAGATAGTCTTGCCGGTCGCGTTACAGGTCAGCGAACCGACTGCACGATATACAGCACTTGACGGATTGGTGATTGTCGCTGTTGCACGAGTTTCACCACAACCCGTTACGTTTTCAAGTGCCGTATTTGCAATCACCGGGTCGGTAGTACCGATACCCCAATGAATGTATTTCCACTTCCCTGCCCCGGCTGCATAGAGGTCAGTTGCCATTTGGTTGATCCCCGCAGTCACTAATTTTGTGCCTACCATGTTATGCTCTCCTGCCAGTTATGGCGATAATTTTGTTCTTAATGCGATCAAAGATTGACCCGCCGGATATTACACCGTAGTCAATGACTCTGCCATCTGCACAATATTTAATTGCGCTGATGGTAACTTGTGGTTGTTCTTCTACTTCCATAATCTCACGGACTCACATAAATTAGTCTTCGATATGCTTTGAAAGAATCAATGGTTGAATGTATATTAAGGTTTGTGTCTGTTTTAAAGACCTGTACCTTGTACTCCCCTTCTACGGGAAGTTCTCCTGTTTTTGTTGAGTGGGTTATAATTCCTGTTGTTCTGTTAAGTTCACCTGCTTCAAGTACCCAAGCAGAGGTTACTCCAAGAGGGTTTTCAACGATTACTGTCACGGTAGTTGTACCGGGGATGTTAGTAACTTTAAGGTCAATAGTGACAATCGCACCAACGTCATCAACGTAAATGAGACTCATGTTACCTCCAGCCCCATTTCTTCTGCTGTCATTACCATAAGTTCAATGATGTCCTCTGGACTTGCCTTTTCACCAGCCTTCTTCTCAACAATCTTTACGAACTGCGCTGTCTGAGGAGTGTTGAGTTTTGAAGCGACAAGCCTTCCAGATATGATTCCCAAGACAATTCCAATGCCATTACCAGAGATTTTTACCTGCATCTCTGCTCCCTCAATATCTGGTGGTAATGGTGGTGCTTGAGGCATACCTTCAGATGGTGCTTCTCCACCGCCAGTCTGCCAGCCTTTATGACCGCCCTTCTCTTTCTTCTTTGCCTGTTTTCCTGACTGCTGTGCTTCCGCTCCTCCACGTTCCCGTTGGTTCGTTATGTAATAGTAACCACCCTTGTTTCCTCTTCTGACTGCTCTCCCCTTTGGTGCTTCGCTCGGGTGAGTGATGTACACCTTGGCTTTTACCACTTCACCCGCCTTATACATCTCGCATTTGGTGAACGGTCTGTTACCACTTCGGAGTGCGTTCTCCATTTTCCTCAGGGAAGCATAGTAGTCCATGAACTCATCAAGATGGTCTTTTGCAATCTCCTTTGCTATCTCTGGATCGTTGGTGTGCTCCATCTCAATTCTGATTCCTTCTGCAAGCCAGTAAGGATTGTAGTTCATGTCTTCCCGTTCATCGGGTTTGTCAACAGTAAGAGACTTCCACACCTTTGTCCCGGGGGTTGCTCGTTGCTTCCCATAGATGGTTGTCTGAGTGTGCGTCTTTCCAGCAGCAGGTTTTGTGGTTGTGGTAGCAGCAGTATGTGACATCGGCTCGTATGGTTTCTGTCTCCCTGTTACATCGTGTGGTTTCCCTGTGTTTGTTGGAGTCGGGTTGTTCTCTGGTTTGGCTGCTTCGGCTTCTCTCTCTTTCTTTTTCTTCTCACCGTGTTTCCAAGCGGCTCTTGCACCGAGAGCACCAAGCCCAAGTCCGACAAGAGCGGGATTTATAGTGATGCTCTTTTTCACAGTGTTTGGTTCGGGTTTCTTTTTCTTTGCCAAGACCAGTGGTGCTACTGTCTTTATCGTTTCAATTATCTGTTTACCAGATTCTTCACTCTCATGCTGTAGATTCTGACCAGCCTGACGGTTGCTCTCTATTGCTTCATCACGCTCGCTCCTCTTGTCGGCTTTCTTGTACTGCTCCTCATCTATGGATGGGTCTCGTGGAGTGTTTTCGGGTCTGTCAGTACCTTCGGAACTTCCCTGTTCGTTCCCCAAGTACATCTCTGAAGCAGCACCGTATCGTCCCTGCTCAAGATTCTCCATACCACCAACATCTTCTCCACCACCCTGTTCACCGGGTTGCTGCCCGAGCATCATCATCTGGTTCTGCATGATCTCTGCTTCGAGTTGCCCGATGTCAAACTTATACTGGTTCTTGTCAAGACCTGCAAGTTCCATGCTTGCTTCAATCGGGAACCCGCTCTGGTAATATTGCAGGAAGGTTGATGCTTTGATGGAGTTGGTGTTTGCCACCTTTGCCTCATCGTCAAGTTCAATGTCTCGAGTGAATGAGAACTTCCAGAACTTTCTGTATCCCTTCAGGAACGGGAGGATTTCCCTGTTCATCCTCTGTTCCATGAAGGTCATCAATGGATATAGTAAACGGGACTTGGTGATGTTTCTCTTGACGTATGCCGTCGCCCTGTTTTCGCCACCACCCATAAACTCTTCGGGAGAGAAACCCCATGTTGCCCATACGAGTTGAGCAACGAACTTCTGTCCTTCGAGCCATTGCATGTCGTGTAAACTCTGTGCGACAGACGATACCTTTTCCCCGTTGACAGTATGTATAACGGAACCGAATCGTTGCCACCCTTGGTTATTATATTTGAGTTCGGCAATCCTCTGCTTGAGTTGTGGTATCGTGCGTATCTCAGGGTGCTCCCACACGACAGATGGAACAACTCCATTTTCAAACGTCTTGCCAGCAGCCTTTGTCGAGTCAATAAGATATTGAATCTGGTACTTGAGGAATTTGATAAAGTCTGTTCCATATATACCATCCGTCCTTGGATACATCATAAAGTATGCAACTTCTTCTGGTTGGAAGGGAATGTAAACTCCCGTCCGTGAGCGTTGCCAAAACCGTTCTGTGTAACCGTGAGACCACCAGCCCTGATAGGTTGGTTGCTGGTGGCTTGCATACGCACCGCCAGTTAAATCAACGGTGTTCATTATTGGCACATTGATGATGAAGGGAACCCTGTCCTGCTCTCTCCAAAATTCTGTTGCGAGATAGGGTTTGATTTCTGTTACGAACCCTCCTTTGTTGAAAGACTTTACAAGCACTCCTGCATCATACCGTGTAACATCACGGATGAGCATAGCCATGATGTCTCCCATAGAGTCTTGAGGATTCGGTGTATCAAAAAAGTCTGTTGCGGGTTCTATGGTATCCCCGTTTCTTGAATCCTTGACAGACCACTGGACGGAACGCATGTAGTCCATCATCGCCTTTTCACAGATGGCGTAATAGGCGTTTCGTGCAAGTTTGTCGTTATTGTTCTTATCGAAGTCATCCCTGTATATCCCGAGCGTATTGTAAAAATTCGATATTGTATGTATTGCTCTCCGGTCTGCATCGGTAACTGTTACGTCCTTCCGTTGCTTATTTTCAATATATACATCGTCTCCACCTTCATAGAATGACGGTACGACCTGCTGGCTCTGACCAGATGCCTTCATTAAAAGAGAGAGGATTTCAGATTCGTTCTCAATCATCCTCGTATCATTGGGACGTTCAACATTATCGAGAAGCCCTGATATGGGTTGATTTGCCCTATCATACCTTGTGCCGAAAGTTCTCGGTGGTGGTGAAGACTTTTGGATTATATCATCAATAGAAAGGTAATCTTTCTCATCTCTTGCCACGTAGCGCATAATGATTATTTAGCGTTGAGTTTATTAATCTTCTGCATAATCGGCAACTCTATCATCATCATCGTGCCAGTTGCAAACATTGTCTTCGTTGTCCTTATTCTCTTTCAGCACAATGCGTGTCTTCATCTTCTGCCGTTGTTCATCAAATTCCTGAGTGGATTCTTCAACAGGAGAAGCCCCGACAACAGAACTTCCTATGTTCTTCTCTAATCCCCAAGCACAAAGGGCTGTTGCGATAACTATATCGTCGTGCTGACCGTCTGGTGCTGAGTACCGGATATTCCCGAACTGAGACTGCTCAAACCCGAATATGGAGAACTCGTGCCGTATCTCTGGAAGGTCTGGTATCCTGATAATTTGATCGTCTATCATCTTCATCAGGTTTTCAATGACCTGTTTCTTTGAAGTAAGAGTGAACTTGAACGCTTTTACGTTACATCCCTGTCTCTGTAAGTCTTCAACGATTGGGTCTCCAACACCAGTAGAATCTACAAAAGCGAGAGCATCGTTGTAGTTTTTGAGGATTTGCTGTATCCGTACCTTCTGGTAATCCCAATCGAGTTTGTTGAACCTCTCGTGGAATACAATATGGTTTGTGTCCAAATCTGCAATTTCGATTACAGTAAAGTCCTGATACTTACCCAAGTCTATACCGCCAATATAATTGTGGTCTGGTAACGGTGGCTGTAAACAGTCTGTGAGAACCTTGTTAAGATTCCTGAATACTTCGCCGCCAGTGTCTATGAAGTCTGCAAGGATTTCCTGCCTGTACATCAGTTCGGGCAAGTCCTTTGTCATGCTGATAAATTCCTGCGGGTCAAGGAACTCGTTGTCCATTGAAGGGAAGTGATAGGAATGATACTCTGGGTCGTCTCCACCGTTCTTTGGGTCTTTCATGTAGATGTCGTAAAACCAGTTCTTTCCCTTGGGTGTTGTAGGAAATATAGCCCGTCCTTTCCTGTCACCCAAGGCAGGACGCATATAGTTCCATGCGTCAATGGGCACCATACTTGCTTCATCGAATACGATGAGGTCAAGTCCTCGTCCGACAAGGGCTTGTGGATTGTCGGCAGACTTTGCCCATATCCTGCTTCCGTTCTTGAGTTCAATTAATTTCCTCCCTTCGTAAATCTGCTTGATGTAATCTTTTGGCATATACTGGATGACCATTTCCCATAGGATGTCCGTTTGAGGGAATGTGGGAGCAACAATCCAGATGTTCCATTTTGGATTCTGCAAAGCCGACCAGATGACAATAAAGGCACAGAGCATGGTTTTCCCGAACCTGCGACCACATGCGATGACCATGAACCGTGCGCCTTCGAGAAAGGCGTTGAAAATCTCCATCTGCTTTGAGTGCAGTTCAAACTCTAACTTCATCGTCGTCCTTCTTCTTGTGGATGATTGTATCGAGTATCGGGCTTGTCAGGAGAGATTCTGGATCAACGGGTTCTTCGGGCATAATGTCCCGGGCAAGAAGCGTTGCTGCGTTAAGTTGCCGTATATCCTTTGGAGACTTGCCAATCTTGATTTCCTGAGCGTCACCAGACCGGACATTGAGTTGCCGTACCGTGATTTCCAGTGGTTCGGGTGAAGCGGTTATCTGCGACTTCTCTCCATACATGGCTTTGTGGAGCCGAAGTACCGAATCTGCGTATGCCATGCGTTCCTTGTTGTCATTCCCCAAATGGGTGCTCACCACGAAAAGAGACTGCTTGACTTCCAAGAGGAGTCCTTCTTCCCCATTCAGAAACATATTCTGGATTCTCCTTTGCATGGATTTCGGAGCGGATTTTAATTTGCAGGGTTGTTTCCCGTTTGGGAGTTGTTCTTCCTTTGACATCGAAAGAGGGAGAACGGGACACATATCTGCAAAGTCGCACTCTACGGTGCAGTATTTTCTCCTTCGTATTGAGTTTGCAAGTATCTTGAGGGGAGACAAAGACCTGCCTCCTTCTGACCTTTCAGCATCGGTGAGCACGTTCACTGGTGCCTGACCTTCTGGTAATCCCATTACTTTTTCTCCATTTTATGGTCTCCACACCAGTCATCACGATATATTGCAGGATAACCACTCATTGTTGGGGAGTGTCTCCTGCACCTTCCAACAGTAGATGTTAAAGTCCCAAATACAGCCCACATGCAAGTGGGGCATCTCATTCCTTCTGTTCTGTGTTCCCACGGGTCTTTCATAATACTCCTATATTTTAAGTGGTATTGCCCACGTACCTGACAATAAAGGGTGTTGCAATAGTTACTCCCCATGGGTCGTGCTTTGCAAGAACAACATTCTAACGGTGATGCTTCGGTTGTTGTATTGTCCATGAGAATCTTTATATCATTTGTTGTATATTAATCTTTATGCAGCGCAAAAGCCTCGTTGACGTTCCTATTGATAAACCTGTTCCCTATGAGAACAATCCGAGATTCTCTGAAAAGGCAGTCCCTCATGTGAAGGAGTCTATTCTGAAGCACGGGTATGTGAAGACCTCTATCGGTGTGGACGAGAACTTCCTTCTCCTGTACGGGCATACTACCCTGAAAGCCCTGAAGGAACTGAAGTACGAGACTGTCCCAGAAATCACCCAGATTGTAGGGCTGTCGGAAATGCAGAAGAGGAGTTACCGTATTGCTGATAACAAGAC